CATCTCAAAAACATTTTCAAAAAAAAATGTATTTTTGCAAAAAATTAAAAAAAAAGTGCTATGATAGAAATTGACAGAGAAGAAATTGAAATGTTCATAACGGAACACGTATGCGATGAGTGGTGTGTATATTCATTTGAATGGGAGGAGCCGCACCACATCCCAGCACTTGCATTTCTCCGTTGGGAAGAAAAGGCAGGAAATCAGAAGGACGTATATCATATGGAGTTTTTCTTTGATAATAACGGTGACTTGAAGGAGATTGAGACAAAACCAATATACTTTTCCTTCAATGACGCGCCAAACAATATGGACTATTTCTTGGAGTATATACAGGAAGAGTGTGTAAGGATGCAGAAGGCTTTCAATTCAATGATTGGAAGAATAGCAAGACACGCTGAAAGGAGTATATACCAATTTGACATTGAAGAGCCTTGGAGTCTGGAAGAAATAGAAAAACTTGGAAGAAAGTTGTTTTCAAAGGTGTGGAGAGGAGGTGCTGTTGATGTTGAAGGAATATCTTATAATCTTTCTCCAATGCGTGAGGTTTTCTTTGGAAGATTCTTGGACTATTTATCAAGTGAAAGAGATGAAATAAACGGCCAACCAGAACAGTTGACCGTTTCGCGGGAAAAGTCAAAGTAACCACACTGGAGACCGAAATTCACGGCAAAAATACATTTATTTTTTGTATATTGTAGAATCTGGAAGCCGTCATTATGGCGGTTTTAGCGATTTAGGTGCTGAACTTGAAAAATATTGAAACAAAACAAAAAGACCTGCATAAACACACAGGTCTTTTTTTTATCCATAAATTTCAAATACGTTCAATTTTCAACAATCAAATTTTCGTTCATTTCAAAGAGTTTTTCAATTGGTGCATTGCCTATATAATGACCCGTGACCCCTGGCAGAACGTGCCCCGCAGCCATTTCAATCAATGAAAAATTACACCCGCAATGGTTAAGAACCGTTATGAAAGTATGACGGGCGAAAGTCATTGAAACGTCTTCGCGCAATCCGAGAACTTTGCACTCATACCGTAAGCGTCTGGTCGCGTAATTGTTGATATAAGTTATTTTTTTCAAAAGATTTTCTTCATCATCCAGAGCACACCCCTGTAAAAATTTACTCAATACTGGCTCGTTGCGCTGTGGCGCGTCCGCTATAAAATCAAGTATTGGCTTGAGATACTTTGTTATCGGTATTCGTACCTTGATGGGTGATTTGTCGGCTGTTTTATGTCTGATGAATGAAAGAACAGCCCCGTTTGTATTCCACCAATCAGCGTTATAGGTGAGCCGCAGAAGGTCGTTCACGTTTGCACCGTTACCCAAGTAAGAAAACAAGAACAAGCCCAGATATTTTTTTCTTGAGATTTCAAACGTGTTAGTTGTCGGGATGGTGAACCAGTGCCAATATAATTTGCTGATGTCTTCCCGTGAAAGATAACTTTCTGTTCGTCTTTGCACTCGCGGGACTTTAACTTTATCAATTTCAAAGGAATGGCGTTGAAACGGGTACTCGGTTTTACCCGTGTAACCGCGATAATTGGCGTAATTCCAGATGGATTTCAGACACGACAGATAAGTTGATTGTGTGGAACTTGTCAGATGTGACATTATTGATTTCATTTGTCTGACAGTTGCCGCGTTGCAGTCGGTTGCTTTTAATACACCAAAATTGTTTTCAATGAAATGAAGAAGACTGCGGTAGTTGTTAGCAGTGCCATATTTGCCATTATCGCGAAACATTATAATTTTTTCGCTTATCAACTCATTGATTGATGTGGTTTTCTGGCCTCCTTTGTTGTTGTTTTTTTTGACTTTTTGCATAGCGTTTTTTTTTTAGTTTTTGGAACAATGGAAAATTTGTAAACTTTACACTCTGCCGAATTTTGTAAATCGCTATGCTACAGGCTGTTAAAGTGTCTTTGGAATATCCAAAATGGGATGGTGTAAAATTGGATACATAAAAAAACCAAATCAATAAAACACTAAAAACCAGCACATTGCAGGCATATTGATTGTTTATTCAGCGCAGCAAAAATACAATTTTTTCAAAACAAACCACCAAAAGACAAAAAAAAATCCACAAACAAAAAAATAGAGAACTCTATGAAATGAGAGGTCAAAGTATTAGAAAAAAAACACTAATACAATGGCACGTTATTATAAAAAAGAAGAGAGAGAGGAAAAGAAAAAAATGTTCCTTGAGGCTTATGAGGAATCAAAGGGAATGACTACAACGAGTTGTATTCGTGCTGGCATTACCAGAGACACGCTCCTTGCTTGGCGGCAAAAAGACAAAGATTTTGATTCAAAAGTCATTGAAATTAAAGACAAATGGAAGGAATGGGTTGAAGGCCGTTTGATGACGTTGATAGAGAACGGCAACACGGCTGCGGTTATGTTCTTTCTGAAATGCAAAGGCGGCTATCAGGAAAAACAAAAAGTTGAAATTGAACAAACTGGCGAGATTGACATTAAGGCCGCTATTGAGAACATAAAGAAAACATTGAAGGAGGATGAGTGATGAAAGACTTGGGAATTTCAAAAAAGTATCTGAAATTCTTTGTCAACAACATTGATAGCCGATATTTGATAATACAGGGTTCGCGGAGGTCTGGAAAATCATTCTCCATATATAAATGGCTTTATTTTCTTTCAAGCGGGAAAGACATTGAAACGAATTTAGTGGTTTGCGCGTCATACCCAGCACTCCAGAACGCAATACAGGACTTCCAGAGTGCCACAAATTCAGCTGTTGAAAACAACCAGATATTAGGTTATCACTACAGGTTAAAAAACGGTTCTTTGTTCCAGTTCAAAAGTTTTGACGAATATACAAAAGCGCAGGGAACAAGCTGCACACGTTTGTTTATTGAAGAGGCTTTGAATGTTGGCGAGGATATTATCACGACACTTTCAATGAGTTGCACCAAACAAATTTATTTTGCATACAACCCCACGAAAAAGTCAACGATTGACAAATACATATCAAAAGACAAAAAGAACTTCATCAAAACAACGTACAAAGACAACAAATATTTGACACCCGAACAAATATCTGAATTTGAGACAATCAAAGCGAGGGCAATGAGACCAACGGCCACAACCCTTGAAAGATATTCATATCAAGTTTACGTTTTGGGTGAATTTTCATCAATGGCAGGAAAAGTGTTTATGGAAATTTACAACTGCACAGATGACGAATATAACAATATACGCGCTGTTGAATATTATGGCCTTGACTTTGGTTTTGTTGATTCAAAAGACCATACTGTTTTGGTTGGGGCTAAAATATTCAACAACTGTCTGTATTTGAAAGAATACATTTTTTCTAACGCACTTTCAAAAGACTATGATTTAGCGATTGAAATGTATAACGCTGGAGTCACCCCTTATGATATGGTTTTCGCTGACTATGGCGGTATGGGAAAAACACGTATAAACGCGCTTATTTCGGCTTCCAATGGCGAGTGGATTGATGAACGCGTTTCAATGGGTTTTCAGATTTCAAACGCTGTAAAAGGTTCTATAATAAACGGTATTCAAAGAATGCAACAGTTCGACCGTATAATCATTACGGAATCTTCCTGCAATATGCGCGAGGAGTTTGACAGATACGAATTGAACGATGACGGAAAAGAGATTTCAAAACACCAAAACTGTGTAGATGCCGCCAGATATGCAGCCAACACTATGATAATGATGGGAATAAAATAAAAAGTATAAAATACACAATCAAATTTATATTATGCTGATAACTACCAATGAATTATTGAATTGCGGCCTTCCTATAAGTGACGAGATAGAACAAAACAAAATAGAATATTCCATACAGACCGCAGAAAACTACATACTGAAGCCCAGAATAGGTGATGAATTGTATATTGCAATAAACACCGCCCCAGCTGATTACACTGTTATTTTGAACGGTGGAATATACACCAAGGATGACGGGAAACAAGTGGCCGTTACTGGGTTGAAAAAAGCCCTTTGTGAATTGGCTTTTTCTGAAATTCTGTTTGAAAACATTGATGTCACTTCATTTTCAACCGTCAAAAAGAAAGACGATTATTCAACGAACACCGACAAAGACGAAATATATTTTATCCAAAAACTACACGTTGAACGCGGTATTTTTTACATAAATGAAGTGTTGGATGCACTTGGAATGAAAAAGACCACAAAAGATTATTCAAACATTGATGAATGGTTATAACAACAATTAAAATTAAAATGAAACTATGGCAGAATATATCAAAAATGTTTATGGAAACTTGAATAAATGGGTTTTTTTTCTTTGTCTTGGAATCAGTTTGTTTTTACTTGTGACGGCTTTTTTCGTACCTCCAACGGCATATATTGACGCTACAGTTTTGGCTGCGGTCGGTGAAATATTCCTTTGGCCTGCGTTATGGGCTGTGATGGTTGCGATTGACAAAGGAAGTGACGTTAAATTAACAAAGGGTGACACTACATTACATATTGACAACCCAGACAATAACGATTCAAACAATATAGAAAATGACAGATAAAAAAAAATGGATAGCCATTATAATTGAAATTGCTTTTATTTTGGTTTTCGTGTTCCTTTGTTTTTCATTATCCAACCGCAACAGACACATTAAATTCTACAAAGAAAAAATTGCAATACAGGAACGCACAATTGACAGTTTGCAACAAAGATGTGACAAACTCGGTGCTGTTGACTGTATCACCGTTACAACCAATTGCACGATAACAAACAAAGGATTAGTAAACGTGAGCCAGACAAACCAGATTTCAAAAACCGTTTCCACGTACACACGTGAACAAGTGGTTGACATATTGGACTCGTTGAGTAAAGTTAATAACGCTGATAATTAAAGACTGATGGGATTATTTAACAGGAAACAGAACAAACAGGAAGATATACTAACAAATTCCATAAATATCAATACAGTTGACCCAACGACAATAGCCAGACCCTTCTTCTTCAATTTCAAGAAGGGCAGGTTCAACTATGCCGATTTGGTTTTGTACGTAATATTTGAAAAACTGTTCAACGGCTTGAAAAATGTGACTTGGAAAAGTGCAAAAATCAATTACACGGCCTATGATGTAACGAATTTTATTGAAAACAACAGTGAAATTTTAATTTATCACTATTTCAAAAATGGTTTTGCCGTAATTATGCACGATAAAAACGGATATTTGAGACTTCCGCAACGAAACGAATTGAAGATTGATTCAAACGGGATGGTGATAAACAAAAACGCGATTGTCATTTATTCAGACCCTTACATATTGGAACGCAAAACCCACTTAGGAATCTGTCTGCCGTACCTCAACGACATTAACGACAATATGAACAATTCAAACTATGTGGGTAACCAGCAGGGAATTTTCGGTATATTGTCTTCCGCTGGGATTCCGATGTCACCAGCCGCGAAAGATGAAATGAACGAAAAGTTGAAAAAGAACTATGGAATGAGTGAAGACAAATTCAATTTCATCTTATCCAACAATGAAATGAACTGGACTGCGATAGACATTCCAGTTGATAAATTGAAATTTGACGAAAAGACCACAAATGATTTCAAATGGATTTCAAACCTGTTCGGCATCAATCCAGACTTTTTTTTAGGTGGTTCCACATTTTCAAACCAAGCGGACGCAACCAAAAACTTCTACAGAACCGCAATCGTACCGTTGGCGGAAGTGTTGTTAAGGCTTGGGAGGGCTGTTTTCATTGCCATAAATTCAGACCTTGAACCCTCAACAATCATAACTTATGATTTGGCCAACATCCCCGAAATGGCCAGCACTTTAACGGCCAAATGTAACGAAAGAAGCGTTTATTTGGATTATCTTTTGAAATTACGTGCGGCAGGTGTAAATGTTGACACTGAAATAAGGAAGTTGGGCACTGAAATAAAAACAATGCTAACGGATGTATAAATAAGACTTCGTAATTTATATTATATATGGAAAACAAAATAGTATTATCACAGAATTTCAAAATAGAGAACGCCACAACCGATGAAAACGGATTGAAAATTGAAGGGATGTGCTGCCATTACAATAAAAAGAACCTCAACAATGAAGTTGTTGATGAAAAGAGTTTTGACGCTTTTTTCACTTTGTACAATGACGGTAAAATCAAACCAAATTTGAATTGGAATCACACGGACGTTATTATTGGTGGGATTGACACAATAGAATCAAAGTCAAATGGATTGTTTATTGTCTGCCACTTGAACGGTGATGTTGCCATTGTTCGTGATATGATAGAACCAAATATCAAAGCTGGTGACATTGATTCATTTTCAACCGAAGGCGGGCTTTTGAATGGTTATGAAGATATTGTTGAACTGGGCGAAGGCGGCTATTATGTCAAGAACTTTTTATTGTTCGGGGTCGGTATAGTTGCAAATCCCGCAGACTGGGACGCAAAATTTACGGTTGCAAACTACATTAACCAATACAACCTTCAAAAGCAAATTGAAAAAGAGACCATTGAAAAAAATTCAAAGTGGTTTTTGATTTAGCTGATTGCTGGGGTCGTAGTTCAGCGGTAGAACACAAGACTTGCAATGTTGGGACGTGGGTTCAATTCCCACCGTTCTCCACACACAATATAGAGAACTCTTAAACACACGCACACAAAGAATTAGAATAACACAATAATTTGTTTGAATTTATGAAGGAAACTTTCAAATTGTTTGTACAAAACAGTATAAACGAAAAACAAAAACTTTTGCTTCAAAACTCAATATCTGATGAGGACAAAGCCCTTATCCAAGAACAAATTGACAACTTGAACGATATGGTTGCAAAAATTGACGCTATGGAAGAGAGCGATGAAACCAGCCAAGTTATTGACGAATTGAAACAAACTGTTAACGAAATGGCAGAAAAATTACAAGCCATAAACGAAAAACTGAATCAGAATAATAACGAAACCGAAACAGAAAACAAAATGGAATATTTGAAAACTAAAAACGCGGTGGCAGATTTCGCCAACGCTATCCGTAACAGCCGCAACGCTGACGAGTTCCGTGCAAACTGGAAGGAATATTTAATGAAAAATGATGCCTACACTGACACCGTTTCAGTCGCAGAGGGCAGCGAAGGTGCATTTTTACCAGATGCCGTTAAGGGTATGATTTCAGACCTTTGGGACAAAAACGCAGATTGGTTGAAAGATTTGAACTACACAGGCGCAAAAAGATTTTATTGTCGTGCCAACGGTTCAGACCAAAACGATGAAACTTCACGCGCAAAAGGCCACAAGAAAGGTGATACAAAAGCCGCTCAAAAACTTGCACTTGCAGCAAAATTACTTGAAGGTCAGTTCATTTATAAAATCGCTGAATTGTCATATCAAACCCTTTGGGATTCTGACGAAGATTTGATTAACTACGTTGTACGTGAACTTATAGACCAAATTTTATTTGAAATTAAGAGAGCCATCCTCGTTGGTGACGGTCGCGCTTCTGACAGCGATTATAAAATCAATTCATTTGAAGCAATCGCAAAGGACACAACCGACAACTATACAACCGTGTCAACCGCTGACGGTGACTTCTTGGTTGACGATGTACGTGAAATGGTTGATGGAATACACAACCCAAACAACAAACCGATTTATGTATTTATGTCAAAAGCCGATATAAGAACATTGTCACGTGTCCAAGCATCCGAAACTTCAACTCCTGTTTATATGTCACGTGAACAAGTGGCGGAACAAATCGGAGCAACCAGAATAATTGACACTGATTTACTTGGTACTGACTATAAGGCAGTTGCTATGATTCCAGATGAATATTATATGGTAGGCGCAAATATACTTGAACCTGTCTTCTACAGCTGGCACGAAGGCTATAAGAACGTTGATGTTTACAGATACGAGTGTGTCGCTGGCGGTGGTATCAACGGCCTCGGTTCAACTGCTTGCCTGTTAGCTGGTGAGTAAGATATAAACAACCCAAACTAATTTATACACGCTGACTGGGTGTGAAGTTGTAGTAGCACCCAGAGCGTTTTGAATAATAATCAGAAAACAAACCAAACAAATATATGTCACAACTTTGTCAAAATTTAATACAAGGATGTATAGCTGCTGACTGTAACGACCCCATCTATACAGGTATGTCTCCAATTGGTTATATTGCTAATTATGATGACATTGCTTCTATGACTTGGGAGGATTCAAACACCGTATCTGGAATAACAATGAAAACCGACACTGTTGGCGCAGACACAGTTTCAAGATGTTTTTACACCGTGCAGCAATTAGGCAATGAACCGTTTACAGGCACCCAAACCGAAATGGCAGAAGGCACATACGGAAACAAATTCAACAAAACTGTTGTTATTGCCGTTCCAGACAATAGCCCCGCAGCTGGTGCGCTTGTTGATGGATTCGCAAACGGAAAATTTGTGTTCATTGGCCAGAACGATTATAAAAAGTCTGATGGTAGCGCAAAATATGAATTATATGGTGCTAAAAAGGGACTAAAGGCTTCATCTATCGTTAGAGAGGCATACGGGGACAATGAAGGCCAGTGGATTGTTACATTGGTTGAAACAAATTCACCAATATCTTCAGCGTTTTTCTATATAACCAACGAAAGCACAACAGACACAGCAATCGAAGCACTTGTTTGTGATTGTGAGTAATCAAAATTAAAATTACCATTATGAACGATGAAATAAGAAAAAGAATAGCCGCGATAACGGACTATAACGCGCAGATTAGAGACATTTACACGTTATTGGATGAGTTAGGCATAACCTACAAAAAAACCAAGTGTGTAAGATGCCGAAAAGACTTATATAACATATTGCGTGAGGAGGCAGGATTGATTGATGACGCGGCCATTGAGAGTGATTTCAACAGTGGAAATGAATGGATTTATTTGTTAGACCGTGCGCAATCGTGGAACGGTTATATAATTGACAACAATACACCGATTGAAATTATAAATGAGTTTGTCAAATCGTTCCCGAATGGCTATTTTACAAAGAATAACAACACAGCAAACAACGAAGAAGATGATTAACTTAACAGGAAAACAAAACGCAGTCGGTGAAATGTATTCGCAAATTTTAGGAATGCCGATTGTCGGTGATTTGATGACGGCCTGCCAGCCCACGGGCGAATCAGAACCAACGGGCGAACCTACTGGGGAAACTGGAGAACCTACTGGGGAACCTACTGGGGAACCTACTGGAGAACCTACTGGGGAAACTGGTGAACCAACTGGGGAAACTGGTGAAACAGGAGAACCGACTGGCGAGACTGGCGAATAACCAAACACAACACAATAAAACTAACCGCTATCGGGCATTGAACTCGGTGGCGGTTTTTTCAATATAAACAACTAAAAGTTTTTTTCACTATGGTAATAGTTAGACACTTGACAACAATACTTCAAAATATGGTTGATGACAACGATAGTTTGTTAAAATCATTCCAATACAACGACAAACCAACCGCAAATGTCAAACTTGATTCTAAAATGGAAGATATAACTGCCATCTTGTTCCAAATAACCGATTTTGAATTACAGACAAACAGGTTGACAGTAAGAGAAAAAGCCGATATAAACATATCCTTTTTGCAAAAGGAGTCAAAACTGGACGCTGAAGGCTACGAACAGGACATTATAATTGACAACACCAAAGACGCGGCACTTGATTTTGTTAAAAGGTTGATGGATGATAAGACGTTAAGAATAATTGATGACACCATTGATGTCAAAAGCGTCTATCTGCGTTCCGATTCCAACAGGACAGGTGTTAACATAAACTTGAAAATTGAACAAAAGCAAGGCGAATGTTTATAATATATCCATAAACAAAATATTATGCAGATAACCAACCAGACAACAATAGCGGAAGCCACACCATTCATCAATGGCGAACATTTGAAAACTTTGATGGAATCCGACAAAATAACACCGCTGCCACTTGAAAAATCAGTGTTTTCAATGACTATCGGTGAATTTATAGAATGTTTGTCGGATGACTACACAATGAAGTTCTTTTCAAATCCCGATGACATTTTAGTTTTCGCAATCGGAAGACTAAAGACATTCAAACAAGAAATTGAGAATGTCAACAAAATAATGTCTTTGAATGAAATTAAATTGACAAATGAGGAAAAAGCCGCCCAGCGTGGCGTAATATTCCCTTCTTTCAGTGAAACAATATTGTGTGAGGCTGTTGAGTATTTCAATTTACATTCCCTTGACGATGCGGAAAAGATACCGTTATCAAACTATTTGATTATGAAACGCAAAAAGAGCGCGGAGGCTTTATATCAAAGGAATTTGAATAAACAATATGAACAAAAGCAAAAAACCAAGAAAAAATGAACTATCTGGAAGACTTGAACGAAATATTATTGAAGTGGGGTGAACAAGTAGCCGACAAAATTAAACGAAACCTTGACGATACAGGAACGACCGCCAGCGGGAAAACAAAAAACAGTATTGAAGTTGTTGTTGTTGACGGTGATTTGCAAATTATCGGGCGGAAATATTTTCGTTCAGTGGAAGAAGGCCGTACTGCTGGGAAAATCCCCTACAAATTCAATGAGATAATACGTAAATGGATGGATGACAAAGGAATTGCCGACAATTTCGGGACAAAGGAATATGAAAAACGAAATGCTGCGTGGATAATAGCCCAGAAAATCAAAAACAGCGGTACAAAGCTATACAGGGACGGAGGCCGTACTGACATTTATACAGACGTGATAAACGAAGAACTCCCTAAACTTTTCAATGAAATAAGTGGAAAAGTGACACAAACAATCGTCAAGGATTTGAAATAAAAAGCCATAAACAAATATGAATGCCAAAGACATACGGACTCCCATATATGGGTTCAAAGAACAGAATAGCAAATGACATAATAAACCTGTTACCACCTGCGGAAACTTTTGTTGATTTGTTTGCTGGCGGCTGCGCAATGACACACGCGGCCATTTTAAGCGGCAAATATCAAAAATTCATAATCAACGATATTGATGAATTGCCGATACAATTATTTATGGACGGTATAGATGGGAAGTATTTGGATTCTTTCAAATGGTATTCCCGCGATGAGTTCAACCAATTGAAAACAACAGATGGATTTGTCAAATACTGTTATTCATTCGGCAGTAACGGTGTGGATTATCTGTATAGCAAAACCAAAGAACCATATAAGAAGGCATTGTTTGACGCTGTTGTTTATGGTGAACATAATGGATTTGAAAAATACGGAATTGATTTGACACTTCCAGACGGCACAATCCAACAAAGAATGTCATATCTTAACAAATATATCAAAGACAGTGAATTAAGGACTATCCCCAGAATAAAACGGATTAACCAACTCGTTGAATTAGCACCGTACAAAGACAAAATAACATTCTATAATAAGGATTACAGAAGTGTTGAAATACCAGAAAACAGTGTGATTTACTGTGATATTCCATATACAAACACACACGGTTACAACAACACTGATTTCAACCGTGATGAATTTTTATTTGTTGCCGCTGGCGTGCCTAATCTGTATATAAGTGAATACAATTTGACTGATGACAGATTCACGTGTATATGGGAAAAAGAACGTACTTCTTCCTATTCGGCACAAAACAACGGGTTAAAAGTCACCGAAAGACTTTATAAGACAAAATAAGACAACAATATGAAAAACGGGGCAAAATCTTAAAGACTATTTGAGGAAGGAGTTTGAATGGAACAACCACAAACGATATAGAAACAGATTTGATGAATGGTTTTCAAATCTGACAGAAACACAACTACTATATTTTGAAGCCTATTCAAAAGGCCAGAAAACACCGTGGCAGTCTAAATAATCAACGGTGTTTTATACTTTTACCAATAATAACACAATCACAACATATATAAAATGCCAGATTCAAAGGAGATAATACTGGAAATAAAAACCGATATGTCACTCAATCTTGAACAGCTTGTTCAATTGCAAAAGGAACTGGACGCGGTGAGGATTGAGGAGAAAAAACTTGAACAGGCTGTTAAACTTGGCATAAAAACAAGGGAAGAAGCCGACAAAGAATTACAGGCACTCGCGGCAACAGAACGGTCATTGAAAAATGATATGAAAGCGGTGGCCAAAGAGATTGACAACAATGTAAAAGCCTACAAAGCCGCAGAAGGCAGTATCGTGGAATTACGCGCCAGCCTTGCAAACTTGAGAAAACAATATGAAGAGTTATCCAAAGCCGAAAGAGAAAGCGCAAAGGGTGAAGACCTGTTGAACAAAATACAGACCACCACAACAGAACTCAAAAAACTTGAGGAACAACAGGGCGATTATAGAAGGTCGGTCGGTAACTATGTGCGTGCTTTGGATAATGTCAACCCAGCAATATCAAAACTTATCGCTGGCTTCAAACAGGTAACTGGAGGGACTAACAATGTGAGTTTGGCCTTCAAAAACGCCATCCAATATGTCAAAGGGCTTGGAAAACAGTTTGTTGCTTTGTTGTCAAATCCTATAGTTGCGGGTATTGCTGCAATATCTGCCGTAGTTCTTAAACTTGTTAATTCTTTCAAAAAGAATGATGAGGCAATGACTGAATTAAAAGCTGCCTTCAGCGCGTTCAAGCCGATACTTGATATAATTGAAAAAGGTTTTCAAAACTTAGTCGGTGTTGTTACAAAAGTTGTTTCAGCAATCGGGAAAGTTGTTAAAACAGTGGTGTCTTTTGTGCCTGGAATGAAAGAATATGCAAACGCGGAGGAGGACATTGTACGTGCAACCGACAATCTTGAAGAGGCCGAAAGACAATACAGCGAGAACCACGAACAGAGGGAGGCCGAAATTGCCGAATTGAGAGAAAAGGCCGTTGACAGCGAGAATTACACTTACAAACAGAGGAAAGAATTTCTTGAGAAAGCTGGTAAACTTGAACAGGATGATTTGAAGGAACGGAAAGAAATAGCGGCTGAAAAAGTGAGGATTGCAGAAAAGCAGGCACTTTTGGAAATAGGCGAAGTGGAAATGACAGCGGAAGCGTGGAATAAATTGAATGACGACCAGAAAGAACACATCACAGAATTGCGCAACGAGTTGGCGAGAGCAGACAAGGACTATTCAACAGCAGCCCGAAAACTGAAAAAGGAACAGAACAGTCTTGACAGTCAGGATGAAAACGAAAGAAAACAAAGGGCAAAGGCGGCAGCTGATGCGGCTAAAGAGAGGGTGCAAAAAGAGAAAGAGGCGTTGAGAAACCTTGAGGATGTTTACATCAAATCAATAGGTGATATGCGCGAAAAGGAATACACATTAACCAAAGTTAACGGAATACGTAAAATTGATGACTTAAAACACA